TGCTGGGGCCGGGAACCTCGTGCTCGAGCACGGTAGCGCCGTCGGCGAACAGGCGTAGGGTCACCGGGTAGTCGCGCGCAATCACCTTGGCGCAGGTGAAGCCCGCCGCCCCGGGTGGCACCTCATGCAGGCGCGACCGCCAGCGGTAGGTCAGCTGGTCACCCTTGCCCCAGGCGGTGATGCCGCCCTGCTGGATCAGGTAGAGCGTGTCGTCGGCGATGTCGTAGTAGCCAGCCTCAGCGGCGAGGTCGTAGAACTCGATGCCCTCGCCGGGCGTGAAGGCAAAGCAGCCGCCCTCGTAGAGGGCCAGGTAGCGGCCATCGTAGCGGTAAGCGTGGATCGTCTCGGGCTTCAATGCCTGCCACTGCTCGCGACTCAGCACCTCGCGGGTGGCCACGCGCGCATCACGCCCGGCAGCGGCCACCAGCCCATCAGGCGAGGCGTAAAGCGCGAACTCGCCCATGTCTACCAGTGAGCGAGCCGCGATGCAGGGCTGCGCCACGTCCAGCTCGATCTGCGCCATCGCCTCGGGGCTTGAGCCGGTCACCAGGTGGGGCTGGCCATTGGTCACCACCACCAAGCCGGAAGAGGTTGAAGCGATCGCGACAATGTCGTCGGGAAAGGCCAGCTGATAGCCCACCGGCCAGGCGTGCGGAAGGTAGGCCTCGGAGAAGCACAGCGTATTGCCGAAGTAGCCTGCCAAGATGCCGTTGGGGAGTGCCGTCAGGCCGACCATGCGCGAGTCGGGCATATCCCATTCGGTGGAAGGCAGCGCGCGCCCCAGCCCCTCGCTCATCACGTCATCGGTGAAGCTGGCAGTGCCAGGCGACAGGTCTACCACGTGCTGGTACACCCCGGACGTTTCCACCCGGTACAGGCGCACAGTGTCGATCTCGCTTTCGGTGGTCGGCAGGCTGGGCAGGCTGACGATCACCTCGCCTCCCTCCGGCGCATCGCTCACCATGTCCCAGCGCACCACCGCGGGGCTGGGGCTGCTGGGCGGCCCCTCCTCGCCGTAACGGGTCACCAGTGTGACCACGTAGGCCGTCTCCAGCGCCGTGTCGGGCTGATCCTCCAGGAACACGCGGCCGGCAGGGTCCTCGACCGTCGGCGAGCCGTGCGGTGCCGGCACGCCAAGCCGGTAGCTGCCTCCCGGATAGGGCGGCGTCCCGGCGGTGGCGATGTCGATGCCGGCCATCTTGGGCTCCCCGTCGCCGGTCCAGTACGCCCGACTCCAGGCGTCATTGGCCAGCGGCGACTTCACGACATTGACCCGCTTGCCGTTGCCCCAGGCAAACCAGAAGCCGTCACCGTCGTTCCCTCCCGGGTAGCGGTAGAGCGTCGAAGGGCTGGCCACGCTGGGCAGGCCGGAGACCGGCGCCGGCCCCTTCTCGGCCTTCAGGGTGCCGCGGCGCAGGTAGAGGTTGCGCGCTACCTGGGCGTTATTCTCCGGCAGCAGGCGAGCATCGAGGATCGGCAGCTCGCCGCGAAACGCTCGATGCTCGATCTTCACGACAGCACTCCCGCACGGCGCGGCAGATACTCCTGGGCGATGATCTCATTGATGCGATTGGAGCGCTCCAGCACCTTCATGATCATCGTGTCGGCACCCTCCATGTCGCCGCGCAGGGTCAGGCTGCCGCTGTCCAGGGCCCCCACAATGGTCTCGACACGCTGCAGGTAGGTGGTCTTGGTGGCCTCGTCCATCACGGTACCGCCCAGATAGTCGGCCGCCATGCGCGACACCAGCGCGGTCAGCGCCTCGATCTGCTTGGCCTGGTCAGCCAGGATCTCGTGAACGTCGCCCACCTCGCGCTCGATCTTGCGCCGCGCGGCGGCCTTCAGTTGGCGAATGGCGGGCAGCTCCAGCAAGGCAGCAGACAGCTCTTCGTCGGTGGGCTCGCGACCCTCGGCGGGGATGGTGGCGTCCTTGTACCAGCGAACCCCGGCGGCGTGACCCAGCGGCTGCGCCCCCTGCGGGTCCGGCTGCGGAGTGTCTTCGGTAGTATCGAGGGGCTCAATCACAAACAGCGGCATGGTGTTTCTCCCAGGGCGTGTCATAGATGACCGAGCGCACGAAGCCCTCGGCTTGGGCGTGACTGGCATGAGCCAGCCAGGAGTTGAGTTGCAGTTGAACGTCCCGCGCGACGATCTCGCCGGCGGCATACTGGCGGCGCAGGCGTCGAACACGACGCTTAAACCGCTTCATGCTGCCCTTCCGTAGGCGGCGCTTGTGCGGCCACATGTGGTAGCCGACGAAGTCCAGGCCCCTCCCCTGACGCGGGTGCACCGGGAAGACGCTCGTCTTGTGGTTGGTGGAAAGCTCGAGGTGTTCGGCCAGCCACCACTCCAGGTGAATGCGCAACTGGTGAAGGTGGCGCTTGTCCGGCCCGATGATCAGGAAGTCATCCATGTACCGGCAGTACCAGCGCTCGCCAAGCCGGCACTTCACGTACTGGTCGAGGGCATCGAGGTAGACGTTGGCCAACAGCTGGCTGATCAAGTTGCCGATGGGCATGCCCTTGCCGGGGCGACCGTCCTCGCAGTAGCTGTCGATAATGTCGTCGAGGATCGCCAGGGTGCGCGGACAGGCGATCACGCGGCGAATCAGGCGCTTGGCGATGGCGTGATCGATGCTGGCGAAGTACTTGGCGATGTCGGCCTTGAGCACGTAGATGCGACCATGCCGGTGCAGGCACTCCCGCAGCATCTGCTGAGCACGGTCGGCGGCGCGGTGCGTTCCCTTGCCCACCCGACAGGCATAGCTGTCGGAGATGAAGCGGCGTTCCCAGAGTGGCTCGAGGGTCGCGTACATGGCGTGCTGCAACACTCGGTCGCGGAACTGCGTCAGCGCGGTGATGCGCCGCGTCTTGGGCTCGTGAACATAGAAGTGCCGGTAAGGCCCGGTGCGATAGCTGTCCCAGTGAAGATGGTTCAGCAGGTCAATCAGGTTCTCCTCCAGGCGGCGCTCGAAGCGCAGACAGGCATAGCTGTCGCGGCACCCTTTGCGGGCGCGTAGATAGCCGTCATGGAGAGCGTCGAAATTCGCGTATTGGTCGAAGAGGTATCCATGCGTTCGCACAGCGCATCCTTGTGCTGGGTGATCGAAGGCGTCGGCGGCGGGCTTCCACGCGGTACCACACGCCGCCGACTGAGGCTTTTTCGCCACGCGGGCGAGGATCATGCATCCGTTTGATGGCACTGGAGGCGAGCCCTTGGGCCCGCCACTTCTGGCCAGTCAAGCGCGAGAGCCGCAACCCGATATTCGTATTCGAGTTCGAGCGGGTGTTGTTCAAGTTCAGCGCGCCGAGCCCGGCGTTGCCCGCGTTGTTGCGGTTGCCGCCGCGATACGGGAAGCGGAAACAGGATGACGCATGACCCCTACTGCTCAGGCCGGGCGCAGGGCTTGCTCGCGCTCCGGCGGGGTCGGCGGATGCTGCTTGATCCAGCTCAGCCAACCGCCGACCATACGGCCGATCTCATGCAGGTGCTCGGCCCAGGTGTGGTACTTGCGGAAGGGAAGAAACCCGAGCTCCAGCGACACGCGCACCAGGCTGCGCAACAGGTCGAGCTCGGCATCGATCTCCTGGGCGGTCGTTTTTTTGAAGTAGCGCCGGTTGGTAACGATCACCTGGCGCAGAAGCCGGTACATGCACTGGCGGATCTCCGCCGCCAACGTATGCTTCTCGCTCTTCGGGAACTGGCGCAGTGCCGAGTAGCCGTAGACGATCATTTTCTCAACCTTGAGCTTGATCTTCAGGTCTTCCACTTCCCTCCCTTAGCGCCGCTACCGCGGCGCGGTCAGATGCCCGAGTTTCAGATGCCGGATTACACCAAACGCGAGAGCCGCAACCCGATCCTCGTAGTCGAGTGCGAGCGGGGGTAGTACAAGGCCAGCGCGCCGAGCCCGGCGTTGCCCGCGTTGCCGCGGTTGCCGCCGCGAAACGGGAAGCGCTCGCCGCTCAGGTTCGTCCAGAGACTTCCATCCGGATCAGCCACGCCGTTAGGCATGATCAGGGCGCGGCGCACAGACTGGGGGGCTTCGTTCTGCGCGTCGTACAGTCCAGCCCAGTTGGTGGAGCTGGCGGTGGGCATATCCCAGGTGGTGTCTACCCAGCTCGATTCGGCAATGCCCTTGTCGTTGTCGGGCGCCAGGAAGATACGGCCGTCCACCATCTTAAAACCCCATTGCCATTCCCACAGGTTGCCGACCATATCGGCAATGCCATTAGCAGCACCATTGTGGTTCCAGGTGTTCGGGCCAGAGCCGGTAGCAATGTTGTCGTACTCGACGTTAATGCCCTGCTCGTGCGGGTGGCTGTGAGACTTGCCGAGATCAGTGTTGCCGCGGGGCTGGAAGCCGTTTGCCATGCACCAGAAGGCGATGGCGGACCACTCCCATGTACTGCTGATGTCGAAGCCTACCGCCTGCGCTTCAGCGCGCGAGTCATCCCAGTCGATTGAGCGTCGAGGGACTAGCCCTGGCTGGCTCACAAGTTCGCCATTTACGGTAGCAGCTTGGAACATGGCATAGAGTAGCTCGCTTTTCTCAACGCCATTTTCAAGCCATGCCTCGTGGACGCCAGTGCCCAGCTCCTGCCCAGGGAGGAGGTGCTCCCATTTTTGTTTCGGCAGAACGTACATGAACGACGGCTGCCCGTTCGGCGTGCGCTCCACGGTGCACCGGCCGCCAGTGGCCGCCTCCACGGAACGGCGCAGCGGGTCCGGCACATGAATATCGAAGGTGTCGCGGATCTGCTGGACGGTGGGTGTCTGGTCGTCGGCGGTGCCGGTGTGGTCGGCAATCGCCTGATCGGCATAGACGTTGGCCTCGGTGCCCATGTCCTCGAGCGACTTGGCGGTCAGGCGTGCCTCGATGCGCGCACCGGCGGAGTGGATCTGCGGCGGGTATTCATAGCCGCGCTCCACGGTCAGGTTGAGCTGGT